TCCCCTACGCCCTCGACCTTCGTTTTTGACGATCCCCAGACCGACGAGGAGAAATTTGCGAAGTTCAACAAGGACCTGGAGGACCAGGCCCTTGTCGGTCAAAGAGCCTTTCAAGGGTCCATGGACCTTGGCCAAAAATCCAGGGACTACGAAGACTTGAACAAGAGTCTTGAGGACCAGGCCCTTGTCGGCCAGCGCGCCATGGACGAAAGTCTGGCCCTGGGGGATTCCTCCAGGCAATACGACGAGCAGCACCCCACTCTGCTCCGTGATGTTACGCAGCGGATCAAGAGCAAAGCGCAGGTCGCTACCCACCTACTGACCGGAGCCCTGTCTTTCCCGATCGGGTTGGTTGCAGGGGCAGGCGAGGCTATCAAGGGCAAAGGATCTGAGGGGTTCCAGACCGGTCAACAGCGGGTTGCCGAGCATTTCACTCCAAACCCGGAAGTTATAGGGGATCTGACCCCGGAGGCCGAGGGAACCCTCGGAGCCGTCGGGAAGGTCACCGGAGCCCTGGCTAAGGCGGGTGGCGCCGTCACCGCCGCGATCGGCGGGGAGGGATGGAGAAAATTCGGGGAGGTCCTTGGAGACCTGTCCATGATCGGCCTGCCCATTGCCTTGAAGGGTGTAGCCGTCAAATACGTCGGAAAAGGGTTAAAAGAGAACCTTTCTACGCTGATCCGGGAGCATAACAAGCTTGGAATGACCCCGGAAGACTCCGCCTTAATGGCCGAAGGCCTGATAAACCAGGCCCACGGGAAAATGGTCGAACGGGCCGGGAGGCCCTTGGACCTTTGGGAACAATGGAAGGCAAAACGAGGGTTTGCCAGAATGGGCGAAGAGCTGAAAGCCGCCCGAGAGGGCGGACCTTCCGAGCCCTTCAACCCTGAGTTTTCCGGAGAGGTGGCCGGTCCGAAGCGGATCACCGGCCGGATGGACGCCTATACACCCGAAGCGGAGCCCGCTGGAAACGTCGTCGGCCCCCTGGAACCGTTCAGTCCGGAGATAGCCGGAGAAGTTCAAAGGGCTGGTAGACCCGCCTTGCCGGAACCGATCGATCCCACCCTTACCCGAGGGGAATTCCCCGGTAGGTTCCCAGGTCCCGCAGAAAGGTTTTCCCCGGACCTGGCCGGAGGAATCAGGCGGGTTCGCCAACTTCCTGCCTTGCCGGAGGCCCAGGGGTTTGACCTGGTAGGAAAGCCCTACGGGCCCCCTCCCCCGACAATTTCCGGGATGCGGTCAGCTCAATCTGCCCAGGGGTCCTTTATTTTCGATGACGGAATGCCGGATAAGGCCGTAGGAGCCTCCAGGACGGGCGATCTCCCCCCTGCGGCCACTACCACACCAGCTTTACCCCCTGCGCCAGGCCTACCCCCAAGCGCGGGGCCAGGCATATCCCCTGAAGTGGGAGCAAAACCCTTAATTCCTGCGCCGTCCATGACGCCTCCGCCAGCGTCAGGCGCACCCGGGGCCGCCCTGCCCAGCCCAGGGCCGGCCCCAATGGCCGGGGGCGGGTCACCTCCTCCCGCTCCCGGCCAACCACCCACCGATCGGCCCATGGCCGAAGACGAGGTCTTCAAGTTTCCCAATGCCCAGGCTGCAGGAGACTACATTACGGCCAGGCGGATGCAGAAGGATGACACCATCTTCGAGCAGATAGTGGACTCAAAAACCGGGGAAGTGGTTGTCAGGAATAACAATTTCCTTAGAAGGGACCCCATTGCCAGGAAGCTCCCCCCGGAGCCTCCAGTGACCCCGAACACCAACCCTACGGGGAAGGCGGTTATTCAAAATACAAGCGAATTCCCGGTCCTGCGGGTTCCGACCAACAAGATAGAGACAAACCCGAAGGAATTGCAGTTTAAGCTTGACGTTAACGCTTCGGGGGAACAAAAGCCCCTTCAGGGGGAATGGAACGACCTCGCTTCAGGGAATCTCTTGCTTTGGCAGGATAAAAGCGGTAAATTCTTCGTAGCCAACGGACACCATCGACTGGCCCACGCCAAGCGCCTGGGAGTGCCGGAGGTCAACGCCCAAGTGCTGAAAGAGGCTGACGGTTTCAGCGTTATCGATGCGCGGAGAATCGCCGCCGAGTCAAACATCCTTGAGGGAAAGGGGACAATTTATGACCAAGCCGAATACTTCCGGACCCAGCCCGAATATACCCCCGACCTCGCCAGGAAGCGCGGGGTCGAAACCAAGGGGTATGCCATTGGAAAACTTGCCACAGGGAACACTTATGACCTTTTCCGAGATCGCAAGATTAAACCGGACGTCGCCGCCGAAATATCCACCGCCGCCCCCGGGAATGAAAGTCTCCAAGCCGTAGGGATCAAGTTCGCCCTGGGTCACCCTAAAGCCGATCCGGGAGAAGTCACCCACTTCATCAAGGCCATTGAGCTGCAAAGAGCCCCCCAAGCCAAGGGGGAGCAAGTGGATCTCTTTGGGTTTGATGACGCCGCTATCCGCTCCGCAGAGCAAGCCGCCAAGAAAGCCACAAAGATAATCAAAGACTTGCGCGAAGACCTGAACGCTATAAGCGGGGCCTCGCGACGTCCTGCCCGAGCCAAGAAGCTGGGGGTTGACGTCAGTAATCCCGCGGAGGTAATCGCCCGAGCCGACCAGCTCAAGGCCGAGATAGGGGCCTGGGAGAAGTGGTATAACGATCCGGCCAAGATTGCCCTGGTGGAGGGGTCCGGAGGGATGACCGTCAAAGAACCCCGCTGGGAATTCGGGGGGCGGATCCCCTTCGGGGCCGTCGAGGTCGTTCAACCTGGGGACATTAAGCGCGCAAAGCCGGATAAAACGGCTCAAGGGTCCCTATTCGGATCTGGAGACCCCTACAAGGAAGCGACCGAGAAGCACCGGATCCAGTTTGAGAAGTTCAATAAGACCCGCGAAGACTACCGCGCCCGGCGTATCGGGGACGACGAATTTTTAGCCGCCAAAAAGGAATTTGACGCCGCCCAGCAGGAGCTTGACAAGGCCGAATCCTTGGAGAAAAAGCGGCCGGCGGAGCCTAAGAAGAAGGTCGAACAAGTGGGAATGTTCGACCAGCCAAAGGCGGAGCCGCCGAAGGTCGAGCCCAAGCGGGAGCCCTTCCCCGAGCCCCCCAAGAAGACCGCCGGAATTCCAGAAGACCCTAAATGGGCCGTCCCTGGGTCCGGGCGACCGGTCAAGGGTGAAATGGTTTGGGAGAACCGGTTTTCCCGAGGAGCCTACGGGACCATTGACGGACCCATGGAGAAGTCCCCGGAGCGAGCCGTTGAAGCCCTGGCCGAGAAAAAAGCCAAGAGCGAAGAATTCAAGCTGGACACCGAGAAGATTGCCGCCGCCACCAAAAAGGTTAGCGCCGGGAACTACACGGATGAGGACATTAAGGCGCTCACCGGAAGGGGGTTGAATTCGAGTACCGCCGGAACCGAGAGCGTTCTAAGGGGCCTGGGGTTGAATTCTACGGAGGCCCGGAAGGTCATCAAAAGCATCTTTGAGGTTGGATCTACGAGCAACGGGACAATCCTTTACAGCGTGAGGGAGGCGATCGAGGCCGCTCGGAAGAAGGGATATTTTAGCCCGAAACCGACCCCGGAGTTTGGGAAGACCGAGAAGCCCGTTGAAAAACCAAATGAGCAATTGGCATTGATCGAAAAAGGAGAAAAGCAGCTCACCCTTTTCGAGACCACGAAGGAATTCAAGGCCATTCCGGACAAAGAGAAAATGGTCCCCCAGGGCGACGTCTGGAAGTGGGAAGCGTCTCATTACTTCAAGGACCATGAAAAGTTAGCCTCGAGCCGCACCAAGCCCATGCCGCCTTACCCTTGGAAAGAAGGGGACTGGACTATTGACAAGGATGTTGATCTTCCCTATGGACACCAGGTTGAAAAACTGGTCCGCCTGCCGGTCAAAGATCTTGTCTTGACCGAAGAGGATTATACCAAGTCCAACCAGGGGGGCCGCGGGGACGACGCCCGCCTTTACGCCGGGTGGATTAAGGAGGGGAAGGAGCCGCCGCCGATCTCCGTGGTGGAAACGGATTCCGGTAAAATGAGCGTTTCCAACGGACACCGCCGGGTAGCCGCCGCGAAGCTGGCCGGGCAGGAAACCATTCTGGCCTGGGTGTCCCCGAGGATGGAAGTAGGGAAGGCATACGGAGGGGGGCCGATTTATGTAGGCATGACCTACGAGGGCGCCACCCTGGGGCCGAAGGAAGCGGAGAAACAACGCGAAGCCCGGCGAGCGGATTCTGCCGGAAAAGACCTGAAGGCCGAAGCCGAAGCCCTGGGCGTCACCTACAAAGGCCCGTGGAAGTCCGGGGGCAAGATCCTCTTTGAAAATTTCACGGACAATCTGACCCATGGAGATTTTGTCGTCAAGCCGGGCGAGAGCATCAGGGATGCTTTGCTGAAGATGCGGAAGCCTTTCGTGGAAGCCGGTAATATCCCGGCCAGCGCCTTGAATCTGGCAGAGCCGAAGAAGGAATATGGTGCCGATAGGTACTATGTTAAAAAAGAAAAATACTCGGAACTTCGAGGGGAGCATGGTCCATTCCATGACGTTTGGAGGATCTACGACAGGAAGACCGGGGAGAAGGCTTCCGGGGTTGATTACTCAAGTGAGGAAAGGTCCGGGTCCGTAGTCAAAAAGATGAACCAGGCGAAGGCCGAGCCGGTCAAGAACCTGGCGATCGTCCACAATATGAGCACCGACAACCTGCGTCACACGCTGAAGCTGGGGGGCCTGCCGGTCCCCAGTACCGCGGTAGTCAACGTGAACTATCCCAGCCTTGACAAATTCGGGGAGATCACCCTTATCGCCCATCCTGATCGGCTGGGACCGGATGCCGGGAAAGAGAACAAATACTTTGACGCCGACATTTACAGCCCCCGCTACCCAAAAGCCAAATACCACCTGAAGGGGAACAGCTCTAAATATTTAATCGACTGGCTGAAGGCGGTCGAGGGCGAGATCCCGCCCGGCCGCGAAGGGCGATATTTCCCAGGTCCCTACGTTATCGAGTCCAACGTGGCTGACGTGGGCCTCTCCTTAGCGCTTAAAAGCGACGAGCCCCTTGTGGCCTATGCCTACCTCCAGGAGATCGGGAAGGTCCCCAAGGAGACGACCAATTCCTATGAAGGCCGGGGCCTGATATCCGCCGCGATCAAAGAAGCGGGCCATGACAATTTTGAAAAGTGGGTTGACGATAAAACCCAAAAACTGCGGATAGAGACCGAAGGGAAAATCTGGAGTGGGATGGACCGCAACGGGAATTCGAAGTGGAGGGCCGAAACCCTTGACTTAGTGGTCCGGATGCTCAAGAAAGACCTCAAGGACGGGGAGGGGTTCAATTACGGAGTTCCGTCTATCCGGGCCAGCGTAGCCAAGCGCTTTCGTACACTGAAGCAAATCCAGGCCGATCGAGACCGGATAATATCTAAGCAGGATATGGATAAAATCAAGGACGAAACGGAGCAGGAGTTTGTCGACCTTGCCGGACAGGCCACGGATCTACTCAAGCATAAAAGGGGGTTCGGGGACCTGGACACATTTTCCGAACACCTGAAGGAGGCTATTCAAACCCGCAATTTCTGGAAGGTCTTCGGGGATAAGAGCGAATACTATAATCCGGGGGTTGACATCGATGGACTAAGATCCTTCGTCAACAAGCTTCGGAATATGCCGACCGGATATTTCGAGGGGAAGATTCAGCGAGCCGTCGGCCTGCACGAATTCGACCGGGCCGTGGTCCCGCACGATACGCCGGCGGACTTGGTTGCCGGGCTGAAGGCCAAGGGCCTGGAGGTCGAGACCTACAAGCGAGGGGATGAGCAGGCCCGCAGCGCCGCGGTCAAAAAATCGGCCGAGAAGGGCGGGGTGTTGTTCGAGCCGCAAAAGGAATATAAAGCTTCCGGTCCGATCTGGTTTTCCAAAATGGTCGAAGTGATCGAAAGAAAACTTCCGAATGCGGGGACCAAGGAAACCTACCTGGAGGCTATCCGTTCATGGTCCGGGCAAGCGCTTAGCTGGCCGACCAAGAATTTTGTGGGTCCGGTTCATCCCACGCTTTCCGAGTTTACCAAGAACGAGCTGAAATGGTCCGGGCTGGAGGAATGGCTTGCGGAGCAAAAGGGCAAGATCACTAAGGCCGAAGTCCTGGTCTTCCTGAAGGCGAATCAGGTCGAGGTTAAGGAGGTTGTGAAGCAGCGCCAACCCCTTACCGTCCCCGAGCAATTACGTTACGGACATTTCTTGAACAATTCACATAAGCCGTGGAGCGAAAAAGACCACGCGGAATACAATGCGCTAAAAAAGAAAGCGCTCGCCGGTCAAACAAAGTTTGAACAGTACGTCCTTCCCGGAGGGGAAAATTACCGGGAAATCGTCTTAAGCCTGCCGGTAGAAACAAAACCAATGGAGCAGTCTTTTAAAAGATGGAACGAAATCCGGGTATCATGGGACGAAAAACCGGGGACCATAGAGGAATACAATAAGGGGGTTCCAGCCGTCGCCTTTAAATCTTCCCACTTTGACGAGCCCAACACCTTTGCCCACGTCCGCGTCAATGACCGCACCAATGACAAGGGCGAGAAGGTCCTTTTTCTGGAAGAGGTTCAGAGCGATTGGGCGCTGGAGGGAAGGAAGAAAGGCTATGGAACGAATGAGCTTCCTCCCACGCTCAGGGTCGCCAGAACCAGAAAAGAGAAAATGCCAAACGGCGAGACAAGGTACTTTGTGGAGAGCGAGGGGGGGACGATCTTAGGGGTATCCGACACAGAAGAGAGGGCCGGGGATATCGCCGCCGCAACCATAGAAAGAGAAATGCGGGATTACCGGCGCAAAACTCCTCCCTTCCCCTTCGCTCAAAACTGGCACGAGGTCGCCATTAAGCGGATGCTGCGCTATGCCGCTGAAAATGGATACGACCGCCTGGCCTGGATCAACGGGGAGGAGACGGCGAAGCGGTACGATTTGAGCAAGCACTTTAAGGAGGTTGCCTATCACAAATATAAAACTTCGCCAACCCCTGGGGTAGACGCGGGAACATATCATATTGAGGGAACTTTAATTAATGGGGAAATACACAACTTCGGAACATTCTCCGCGGAAGATCTTCCAAACGCGGTTGGAAAGGAAATGGCTGACCGGATCTTATCGGGGGAGGGCAGAGAGTCAACGAGCAGAATGATTATGGGCGGGGTCAGGGGCGCAAAAATACTTTCCGGCCTCGATCTCAAAATCGGCGGGAAATGGGCCTTCAATCTCTATGACAAGATGGTCCCCGAGTTTCTAAAGAAGTACGGTAAAAAATTCGGGGCCGGGGTCGAGCCCGCGGATCTGTACGTCAAGGATGATGTATGGCACGTTTGGGACGCGAAGGGGGAGCCCGTCGCTTATCGGGGTGAGGGATTCGCGACAATTAATTTCCCTACCAAGGGGGATGCAGCCACCGCTGCGCACGAGAATAAGGGAACATATTCCCATGCTCAGGGAGAGGTAGACAAAGACTTCCAGTCCGTCCCTATCACTTCCGCCATGCGTTCGGAGGTCATGACTAAGGGTCAAGCGCTTTTTGAGCGCCACAAGGAATACGCCGCGATCCGCGCCGAACTGTTAAAGCAGCGCAACCATCAATACGACTGGCTTTCCCCGATCGATTTGAAGATTGCCGTCGAAGCCCTGGCCGAGCTGCGAAAGGTCGAAGCCCTGCCGATTAAGGGCCAAGGCGCCACGGCCAAGACCATAGGGAAAGCCATTTCTACCGAGCTGATTCACAAAGGCCGCATAGACTTCGAAGGCCGGGAAGTGAAAGACATCCGGGAAATGGTAGGCCTCTTTCAGATTTTCCGAAATCCGAAGTTTGAAACCTCCCGATGGATTTTTGTCAAGGACCTGCCCAATGGAAAAATGAAGATCATGGGCCATTATGGGACCACTTCGAAGCTTCCGGGCGAAACCAGGATTTTCAAATCCGAAGATGGAGGCCGCAACCGTTACGAGCTGGAGCGCCGCAAGGAGCGTATGGGCGCGGACGGCTATTACTCTACACACAATCACCCTTCCGGAATTATCAAAGATTCTCCGGAAGATCGGAACGCAACCGGGAGCCTTTACGGAGTTGACCAGAACGGAAAAGCGATCGCTCCGGGGTTTCGCGGGATGATCATTATCGACCATGAAAAATATGGGTTTATGACCCATGGGCTAAAAAGGGGACAGCTCAACTATACCGCCGAAGATATCAGCACCGGGAAGGAAGATCCATTCCTGAGGGCCGAGATCGATCATAATTTTCTTGGGACTACGGTCATTAGTCCGAACGATCTGGCCGGGGTGGCGGTACGCCTGAACCATGAGAAGAATTTCAGCACCGTTCTTTTTTTGAGTACAAGCCTGGCGATCCGAGGGATTCACGACGTGCATGACAGTGTTATCAAGCGCGGGGACTTCAGCGGATATTTGCGAAACCGGGCGCGTGAATTCGGGTCGAGCCGGGCCGTCATCGTTACGGAAAATAAAGATCTGTCCGGAAGGTTGGTCGATCTTTTCAAAAAGCACATTCTTTTGGAGTTTAATCTGGTTTCTAAGGATGGTATTTTCTCAGCCGCCAATGAGCTGGGCAGGCCGGATCCCAACCCTGACCTTTGGATGGGCAAAAAAGGCCGCGTCTCTACCGTGGCCTCTCCCGCGGTCGCCTATGGCGCTTCCAAGGCCAAGGCCTATATCCAGAAAACAAAAGAACTGGTCAAGTACAGCGGGGACCTTCAGGAAGATTATTACCGTCTCCGGAATAAATCCGAGATCGATCGCATCCTGACCAAGCAATATTTGAAGGCCGCGAGGGGAACGCCCAGCGACTACCGGGCCATTTATAGCTGGATCGAAGACCCGAAAGAGCCCATTACCGTCGAGCAGAAAAAGCTCTACACCGACGAGATCGAGCCCATCCGCACGGAACGAAACGCCCTTTTCTCGAAACTCCGGAATGAGGGGATTCCCGTCGAGGGAGAGGGCTACGTCCCCCGCTTTGTGGCGGACCGGGGCGGGTTCTTCGACCGCCTGATTAACGGCATGAAAACCTCGAACGCCGGGGCCGGGCTATTGAGGAGGACCGCCCAGTCTTTTAACCCCAGGGTGATGAAGGCCATTGTGGACGCGCAGGGTAACCGCCGGATAGTGGCCATTAAGAAGGAAACGGTGGTCGGCTTTGACAACGGGAAGCCTGAACTTCTCGGCAAAACCCAGCGGGCCACGCCCAAGCGTACCGAGTGGTTTGACAAGCTGGTGATGGAGAAATTGGAAGCCCTGGCCAAAGACCTGGGCATTTCACACGAAAGAATATTGACCGGGAAAGGTCTACGCGGTCGCCGGCTGGGGGTCTCTTTCCCCGGAGGGATCAAGACCAAGCACGCAACCCCGGAGGACGTCATCATCCACGAAATCGGCCACCAGATTGACGATCGCTACGACATCAACACGTCTTTCTTCGGGGGATCGGACAAAGCCGGAATCGAAATGAGACGGATCTTGAAGAAGGAGATCCGCGCCCTGGCTGATTTGAGATATGAGGGCCAGCAGGTTAGCAGCTATTACCGGAAGTATGTCCGGAAGGGATCGGAAAAGGCCGCGGTCATGTTCCAAGCCTATCTTCACGCGCCGCAGGCTTTCCGGTCTACCGCCCCGAACGTGTACCAGAAATTCGTTGAGTTTTTAGGCCGACACCCGGAGACCCGGCCCATCCTGGATATAAAGCCGTCCCTGGTTTACGGGGACAAAACTATCGGGGGAACCCCGGACTATACCAAATTTATCGACAAAAACGGTAAGACCTGGACGATCGGGGAGGCGACCACCAAGGAGATCGAGGCCAACACAAAACTGAAGTACCACAAGAATGCTCTACTGAACGAGATCATTACCTATAACGAATTGAAGAAGGTCGATAGGGCCATTGAATACCTGGAAAATTTGAAGACCGATCCGGAATTTTCTAAATTGGCGATCAAGCTGGGAACGCAGAATATCCCCGATGGATACAAGACTACCGTCTTGCCGCAGCTTCGAGGCTACGCTTTCCCGGATCGGATCGCGGAGACCTTTGACACGTTTTACAAGCACGTTTCCCAGGGGATCATGGAGCCGTCCAGCGCCTACGCCCAGATAAACAAATTTCTCCGGAATGCCATTTTCTTTAATCCCTTGATCCATATCCCTAACATCACGGTCCACGCGATCGTTAACCGGGGGTCCGTGGCCCTGGCCAACCCGGTAGCTTACCCGCGAGCGGTCAAGGCCGGGTGGAGGGCGATCAAGGCCACCCTGGCCATGAACGATGATTATATCGCCGCGCTCGACCAGGGGGCTGGCTTGCTTTATTCGGGCGTTCAGAATCAAAACCTCTACAAGCTGATGCTGGAAAAAATGGGTTCGGAGTTGACGGCCAACCCGAACTTATTGCATAAAATCGGCCGAGCTATCGGGTATGTAAACCCGGCCCATTTGATCAAGGCGCTTTACAAGTTCTCCTCTCAAGCGACGTGGGCGGTCAACGATATCGCCACCCTCCAGGCGGTCTTTGAAGAAATGGGCCGAGGGGTTCCCATGGATACAGCCGTCGAGGACACGGCCAAGCACATTCCTAATTACCGGATCCCGGCCCGGGTCATGAATAGTACGACCATTTCAAAGCTGATGCGACCGGACTCCGGAATAACGATGTTCGGGGCCTATCACTACGGAGCCCTGAAGTCCTACGGGGAAATGATAAAGTCCCTCCTGGGGAAAGTCCCCTTGAAAGAGCGGGTCGGGGCCATGGATAAATTGGCCATGTTGGGAATTGTGACGTTGATCCTCTACCCCATCCTGGACGAAATCGCCCAACAGCTCACCGGCAAGAAGGACGCTAAATTCAGGCGAGCCGGAGCGGCCACCTTCCCGTACAAAACGTGGCAACTGGCCAAGGGGGAAATCTCTTTCCCCGCTTGGGTGCAATCGGTATTGACCCCGAGCATAGGGCTAAGCTTAGGAATGTCTTTTTATATGGGCAGAGATCCACGAACGGGTCGTCTGATGCCGCCCGGAGAAGTAGCGTTAAACGCGATCGCGCCGATATCCCAGGCCAAAAGAATAGCCGAAGGGAAGACGTCTGCTTCCGCGGCCGGAGAATCATTGTTCGGAATCAGCCAAGGCCTTAAAAAGCCCGTCCGTCCGAGTACCGGTACGACATTTAATAAATTCTTTGGAATCCGTTCAGCGCACAAAACGCGAACGAACTGGTGATAAAATGATCGGCAACCTGCTATCGGATCAACCCATAACTCCTAAGCGAACGACCAGCATGGTACCGCCCGGAATGGGGGATCTGAACTATCTCCAGAGCCTTATCGCGGGGATCACAAATCAGGAATTAAACACCACGTCGAGCCCGACCTGGGTGGGGGGTACGTTCACAGGGTTGACCGCCAGCCTGCCGATCGTCACCAACGCGAGCAAGGCCCTGGCCAGCGTTTCCTATGCCACCTTCAAGGCCAGCCTGGCGATCGCGCAGGCGGATGTTTCTGGGTTGACGACCGCTTCAAGCCCGACCTTCGCCGGGTTGACACTAACGGCCTTTTCCGGATTTGTGAAAGCCGCGGCGGGAGTCCTGAGCGCTGGGAGTATCGCCGCCGGAGATCTTCCCGCCCACGTCCTGGATGGTGCCATACATACCGTATCCGGGTTGACCGGGGGCCATTTTCTGAAAGCTACGGGGGCCACAACGTTCGGTTTCGCCGCGCACGGCCTGACTTATTCCGATGTGGGGGCCGAGGCCAACGGGGCCGTGTCCACTCATAATAGCTCCGCCTCCGCTCACGGATTCACCACCGCTGGAAAAGCCCTGGCCAATTTGGCCAATCCTTCGGCAATCACCTTCCCGCGCGTTAACGCGGACAATACGGCAACGCTGCTTTCGGCAAGTGATTTTCGAACGGCAATCGGCGCGGGTACATCGAGTTTTGATGGAGCGTATAGTTCACTTTCAGGGAAGCCTGCCCTTGGCACAGCATCAGCGCAGGACGTGGGCTATTTCGATTTGGCCGGGGTAGCCAGCGGGGCCGTTGCCGCCCATGCGGCGCTGATTACCGGGGTTCATGGCCTGATATTCACAGCGGGCAAAGCCCTGACGTTGCAAAAAAGCATGACCCTGACCGCTGCCGACGATACCGGAGTTTACACCTTCCCGACCGGGACAAAGACCCTCTTGGCCACCACGGGTAGCCCTGCCGCTCTGGTGATCGCTTCGCAGGCCACGGGGGATCTGCTTTATGCCAGTTCGGCCACGGCTTGGTCCAGGCTGGCCCTGGGGGCCGCAGGTAAGGCTCTGGTGGTCAATGCCGGGGGGACTCTCCCGGAGTGGGGAACGGTCTTGACCAACCCCATGGACGCCGCCGGCCAACTGATCTACGGCGGGGCCGCTGGTGCGCCAACCAAACTGGCCGCAGGGGCGACGACCGATATCCTGGTCGGAGGAGGAGCAGCCGCGCCGGTTTGGACTGCGGCGACGGGGACCGGGGTACCGGTGAGGGCTGGAAGTCCGACCTTTACTGGAGTTCTTACCACTCCACAACTTTCAATTCCTAAATCATCGACCTACAATTCAGAGGGAACCTACGGTCTCTATATCGCAGATCCAACCAACGATACAGGGGTTCAGTTTGGTGCTGATATTACTCTTCACGCATCTTTTATTCAGTCGATGGATCCAGGAACATCCTATACTACCCGCCCTCTTTTGCTTCAACCAAACGGTGGCTATGTGGGAGTTGGTGGAGTATCGGCTCCCAACGCACCGTTATCAGTTATGGTGGCCGCAGGGGCCTCGGAAACCGTAGCCTTGAGTCTTTACCCATCTACTTCAGGTGGACTACCAGCCTATAGTTTTGGTATGGGACCAACAAATACGGAGGGCTTTGTTTCTTATAGGTCTGGAACTGGGTCAAGTGCGACATTTGGTCATAAGTTTTTAGTTAACAACGTGGAGATTATGCGTATTGATGGGAATGGTAGGGTAGGAATTAAAAGTACTGCACCCAAAAGCCCCTTGCAGGTCATTGGGTTGACAAACTATGCCAGTGATGCGCTCGCGGCCGCTGCGGGACTGACATCAGGGGCATTCTATCGGCATGATTTTGGTGGGGTTGGTTATGTCTGTGCGGTTCCCTAAACGGAGAAATTCCAAATTAAAGGAGGATTTATGGAAGAAAAACTAACGAAAACCTTGGAGGAATGGCAGGAAATTTATTTCGGGGCGCAAGCCCTGGCACAGGAGTCTATCCCCGTCAAGGAGGCCTACAATCTCGCCCGCAATTTAGACCGCATCGAGGCTGCGGTCAAGGCCCTGGACTCCCTGCGCTTGAAAATGCTGGAAGAAATGGCCGACAAAGACGATGCAGGAAGGCCGATTATGCTGGACGTCCCCGGAGTGCCGGGAAGGCAGTTCCAGATAAAAGAGAATTGGGATGCCTTCCAAACCGCTTGGCAGGAAGTTATTGACCAGGAAGAGACCATTGAGGTCAGGCTGCTATCCACGGAAAAGATCGCGGAAAAGCTCGAAACCATTAAACCGCAGGTCCTTAAATTGGTCCTGCCGATCTTCGCAAAGGAGGAAGGATGAAAAAGTGTAGTCCGTTCGGATGGTGTCTGGTTTGTTGTGTGCTTTTCTGGATTCTGGTGGGTGGGGTCTGTATCGCGAAAGCGGACTCCCTCACGTTCGATTGCACGCCGGCCGGGGATCTCGTTACCAAGGCCGCGGTATCGATCAATTCCGCCGCCCCGGTTGACGCCGCCCTGGTAAGCACCTGCGGGAACGATCCGGCTACGAAAGTGACCTGCGCGGACCCGGCATCGAAAACGATTTGTTTTCCCGCGCCGACCGGCCCCTTCACGGCCACCGCTACGGTAACTAACGCGAGGACAACGAGTCCACCCTCAAGCCTTTTAACAGTGCCCGGCGTACCTTCGTCCCCAGCGTCTTTAAGGCGGGTACAATAACCGGGCGAGGGGTTACCCTACGACACCTAATTTTAGATCCAGGATTCTGGTAAGAAAGGAAAACATCATGTCAAAGTGGCAAAAAGTGATTGACGCCCCAGGAAATTTTCCAATGTGCGGGGTCTATTTTAACGATAAGCTTTATCTCGGCGGTTATGGTTCCGGAGCCATTTATTCCTGGATGCCCCTGGATACCGAGCTGGATAACTCCGGAGAATCTATCCTGGGAATGGTGGAGCACAAGGGATCGATTTACGCCGCTTCAGAAAACAACGATATGGAGGGGCAGCATACCCGGGTGCTGCGCCGGACCCCTGGAGCGGGGTGGGTAGACGTCGGGATCCAGGGATACGCGGCCTTTTTCATGACTACCTGGAATGGCTTTATCGTCGTGACCGCGACGACCGACCTGCACACCGTGGACTATTGGTTTTCAGCGGACGGGAATTCCTTCCAGCATGGGCAAAAGTTTGATAATTGGGTCTGGGTGCCGGCGGTCTTCAAGGGGGAACTTTACTTCCTGGGCCATTACGGCCGGGTCGAGGATAATCTCGGATCTTGTGCGATCAAGTGGAACGGTACGGCCTTCGTGGAGGTCCCGGCCCTGTGTCATGTTCCGGGTGTCCTGGAATGGCAATGCGCCACCGAGCATAACGGGGCCATGTACCTGGGGTCCGGCGGGTGGGTGCTGGGACGGGGGACGTCTCCCTGCGGAGTCTGGAAGTTTGATGGAAACTCCTGCGTTCAGGTATTCGACGGCGCTCCGCAGCACGAATGCCAAGCTCTGTTGAGTTCCAAGTTCAACGGATATCTCTACGCCTCTTTCGGCAACGGCTTCAAGACCGATGAGGGTGGAAGCCAGATCCGGGCCTCCCTGGACGGAGAGACAAATTGGCTTGATGCCGGGGCCTTTGACTGCCCCCAAATGTACGTGCTGTTAGATACGCCCTATGGGTTTATCGCGGCTGGTGGGGCACAGGGGAACCTCCAGATTCATTTTTTCGACACCCAGGCGGTTCAGCCAGGGCCTACTCCCCTCCCGCCGGCTCCCACTCAAAACACCTGCCCTAAATGCGGATATCAATGGTAGAAAGGAGATGCCATGAAACGAAAATTGCTGTATATTTTTCTGGCCCTTATCGTGGCCGGGTGTTCTTCTAAGATCGCCTACGGCCCGAGCGGGGCGGTAGAGAAGGCGTCAAATTACACCATCAACGAAACCGAGACCCTTGACCAAAAGGGAAAAGTAACCAGCCGAAGCCGAAGCTCAATTCCCTTTGTTCCGGACCGCTGGTACTCTGACGCGCTCGACAAGCTGGGGCCGCTGCTCTCCGGGTTCGCTTCAGTCTGGAAAACCATGAGCCCTATCCCTATCCCGAGCCCTACGCCGACGCCGACGCCGAGCCCTACGCCGAGCCCTACACCCACGCCGGCCCCCAAGCCGACCCCCTACCCGGCCCCAGGTCCCGCTCCAGTGCCAGGCCCTACCCCGCCCCCGGTAGCTTCCTCGGTGTTCAAAACCAGCGGTAATGTGATTACCCTGGACATGAACACCCTGTCGGGGAGTATGAGGAAGGCAGGATTCCAAGGCAGGGACACGGCCCTCTGGTACACCATGGCTTATATTTATGCGTATGGACCGGGAGGAGACCTGCCGGAACTACAGGACGGGGAAATGGCCGTTCTCAATACCCAGCGCCAGGCTATATTTAATTGGTTTGATGCCGAGGTCATGAAGGTCAAATCCACGATGCTCACCTATCCCGCCCTTAGTCTGGTGGCGATCTCCAATGACGGATTTGATATGTGTGGTTTTCGCCTTGGTCCCCCTATCCTGGAACGACTGAAAGAGTTTGGGAGCCGGGTGACCCTGGGGACAATCTTTACTTATCCGGAAAGCGACAAGAAGAAATGAACGATCTTCACCGCTACTATGAGCACCGATCGGAACTGGATACCGCGGATCTCCTGACGTATGTGACGGATGGAGCTGTAAGCTGGGCTATTCGCCAGTGGAGCCCAGGAGCGAACCATGCCGGGATGGTTCTCTACCTGCGAGAATACGCGGGAGAGACCGAGCGCCGATGGACCATGGAGGCGACCGCCCACGGTCCGAGAATGGCCTTTCTCTCTGAACTGCTCGAAGAGCTGGACGGAGAATGCTATTGGCATCAACTGAAGCCTGAAATAAGCAATGCAAAGCGAGAAGCGGCCGGCGGTTGGGCTCTGACGCAGCAGGGGGTTGTCAAGTATGACCTCAAGGGCGTTTTACAGTATCCATTCCGGAAAGTATCTGCTAATCTAAATAAGCTGGCCTGCTCGGAATACGTTCAGTTTTCATGGTGGAAGGGTACGATAATAACCATGGAAGTGGGCGCGATCATGGCAAGGCCTTCGGATCTACCTAATTTCGGAGTCACGCGACCGCCGATCTTGCTCGTCACACACAAGCCGTTTATTCAGGTTCCTTCCCAGCTTGAAACCATAACCCCGTAAGAAAGGAAAAACCCATGAGCGACCAGGAAGAGAAGAGACCAGCAAAAGACGATGATCTCAAGATTTTGTGGTTCTGCCCCTTTGGAAACCACCTTTTCGATCATCTTAAAGATCTTGATAAAAAACTGGATACCGCCCTTAGAATGCTGGCTGTGATCCAGAGAAAGGAGGTAATTCTTATGAAGGAAGTTGACGAATTGGTTGTGACTGTCGAGACGACCAAAGGGATCGAAGAGTCCACCGCCGTGGCGATCGACCAGATTCTTGCTTATAACAAGCAAATTCTGGATCAAATCGCCAACACGGTTGACCCCGCCGTTATCGCTGCGCTGAATGCAAAGCTGTTGGAATACAACACGGCGCTGGCCACGAAGCGAGATGAGCTGCTTGCAGCTATCCCTGCCAACCCTGTTTAACCAGTAGACCCGGGGCCCCTGGCGGGTTAACCAGGGGCTAAAGGGCCATGGATAGGTTTAAAAATTACTGCCAACAACAGAGGGATGCCTGCGAGAAGAGGCTGGAAGATGTCTGCCGATGGATAAGCGTTCAGTTCATTTCCCAAGAAAAAGCGATCAAGGTGGCCAGCGACGAAATGAACCGCCGGTTGGAGGGGATGAACGAATTCAGGGAACAGCTCAACCGACAGGCCGGTACTTTTGTTGAAAAAAATCTGTATGAAGCCGAGTATGCGGCCCTTAGAAAGGAAATCGAACTGCTCAGAGAATGGAAGGCCAGAAGCGAAGGCGCCACGTCCTGGTCGAACATCATGGCGGTTATCGCCCTGATCGTTTCCATGATCGCCGGGATCTTGAATTTCATGTTTCGATTTAATAAGTAGGGGGGTTAAACTATGCCGAGCAGATCATTCAGAAACAACAATCCGGGGAATGTTCGCTGGGGTAGTTTCGCGGAAAGCCGGGGAGCCGTCTCGGAGGGTCCGAAAGGTGACCAAATGGGCAAATGGCCTACCGTGATTCAAGGGCTTGCTGCCATGATATCCCTGCTATCCATCAAGGCTTACCGAGACCTCCCTCTTCCGGAAATGATCAAGCGCTATGCCCCGAGCGAGGACGGGAACCGGCCCAGGGAATACGCCGATTATGTAGCCCAGCGGGCCGGGGTGAGTCTGGGCGAAGCCATGGGAGGGATGGACCCGTTCAAGATCTTGAGGGTGGTCGAGGCTATGATCCGCTTTGAGAACTGGAAGCCTTAGAACGCTGCAAAAAAAAGTTTAAAATTGCAGTACCAAACCCTTGACAAAACGTAAGGCCCTGAATCCACGGGCCTTTTTTTTATTAAAAAACCATTTCTAAGCAAATCGAAGCATTTCGAAGTATAAGCGCGAAAACCGCCTGAAAACCGCCTAAAACCGCCTGAAACCGGGTTTTACAATCCTTTTTGTTTCCTGTATTCTTAAAGGCAATCAAGGGGAGGTAGCAAATGGAAGCAAATCCTAAAAAAATAGAACCTGGGGACCGGGTCGAAACCCCGGAAGGAGCCGGGGAGGTCAAAGAGGAATCCATCCTGGGACAATTCAGGATTAAGATTCCGGGGGTGGGTGCGCGCTGGTATTTTGAAGAGGACCTTGAAATTTTAGAGAAAGGGGAGGGAGCATGATTAGGCGACAACCTGTTTCGAAAGATGGTGTAGCAATGGCGGCGGGGGTGACTTTTTGGTGCGTCATGATAGCGATCATGCACGCATTCCTCCTGCCTTGTCTGGCAATTTGCGGGGCCATCCTTTTACTACTGAAGGATGACAAAAAAGGGGAGAATCATGACCGAAGAACAGCGTAAATTCATGAGCGACGAGGAACACGAAAGGCGGCTGAAATTCGAAGCGGAACTTCTTAACAACCAGGGGGTATTCGGGAGCTACGCGCGCGCTTTCATGTTAGACCGGGGAATCGTTGAAAGCTTCCTCGACTGGTGTTGGTCCAGGAAGGAGGGCGTATGAGAGATCCGGTCTTGATCGATGAATTCTATCACCAACAGGACTTGGACGCGGAAACAGCAGCAGAGCGGGCGGAGGAGGCGGAAGAGGAAAAGACCCTGGAAGACCGCGAATCCAGGGCGCGCTTGGCCCTACTCTACGCCGAGGCCCACTTGAACACGGTTCCAACCCTTCCCTTCCGGGAATGGGCAAGAGAGCAGATTTGCGCCGAGACGAGACCACAATGGGACAAAGGATGGAGCCATGAAAACTATCAATCTTAACCGGGGGCGGGATGTGGAAGTCATTCCGTCGGTCCACCTGGCCTTAATGGAGTTTAAGCGCCTGGCCAGGGATAAACAGGTCACGGTCATCGAGGTCAAGCCGCGCCCCTGGGTGCTGCGTCTGGTCGGAAAGGTTGCGCTCATCGGGGCCGGGTTAATTTTCTCAATCGGCCTGCTCATCTGGTGGGCCAAGGGGTTGCCGGGATGAGGTTATTTTTGGGGGGAATAGTTGTCGGGTTTATCTTCGGCTTCTTGGCCGGTTTCGCGAAGACCTTGATCCAAAAATATCGCGAGGATCGGTTCTGGAGGAGGGTCAAAATCAAATGAAAAAATACGGGTCCAAAATCAAAGTGGGGGACACACTGGTAGTCTGGTGGAGACCGGGACGGGATACCATTAAGAGCCTGACGGATTACAATGGGCCGTATAAACAACAGCGGGAATTTATCGGGTCCAGGATCGCGGAATTTACCTTCAGAAATTTGGGCATGACGATTCTATCCGGGGACGTTTTCGAGGTGGTTAAATGAAAATTTTCCGGGTATCGGACATCATTGCCCCTTATAGCAGCTACGACCGGGTTGACGCCCTGACCCTCCAGCTTGCGGCCGAGCGCGGAACCGATGCCCACGATTATCTCAACGTTTATTTAATGGGGGTCTGGGCTCCCATGCCGGAGGGTGCCGAAGGCTATTGCAGATCCGGGGAGCGCTGGCTGGAGGAGAACGTAAAGCGGGTGATCTCGGCCGAGCGGGAATACACCGACCCGGTTTTAGGATACAAGGGGCACCCGGACCTGCTCATGGAAAACTACGCCGGCGAGATCATCCTGCCCGACTTCAAGTCCCCGGTTATCGAGTACCGGTCTTGGCCTATCCAGCTCGCCGCCTACCATCATCTGGTATGCAAAACCCACAAATTCAAACGGGCGAAAGTCTCCCCGGGGGCCCTGATGCTATCGCCTACGGGAGGACCGGCAAAGTTTAAGCCGTACAGCGACCGGGTAGACCGCTGCTTCGCCCTGTTTTTGGGATTATTGAATTCAATCCGTTATTTCGAGGAGGGAAAATGAGCACAGAAGAAGAGGTCAAGGTTTGGAGGGAGAAGATTCCCGCGTTAACACAGATGGAATGCGCCCAGCTTCAACGCTTTGCGCCGCCGGGTCACCCTATTTTCGATGACAGGACCGACCTATTTAATCTTTTCAGTGAGCGTTTCGCGGAGGTTGGAGGGATGACCCCGGAAATCTCCAAAAGGATCGGGTGGGAAAGATGAAGAGAATGATAGCCTGTGAAAAGTGCGCCCAGCGCAAGATTAAGGATTACGAGGGGGAATGGTTTCATCGGGTCAAGGGGACCGCTAAGGCGGAATTCACCTGCGATTATTGCGGAGATCCATCACAACCGAACATTAAGCCAGGAGACAAATGCGCCGCCGAATCCATGGGGTGTCATGATCGGGGGACCCCCTATTATCCCTGGGAGGGAGAGTACATCAACGAGGCGGAGGAGGGCAAATGAAAATTTTAGGAGAAACGGAACACGGATTTATTGTGGAAATGTCGAAAGGAGAGGTTTGTAAGGTCCGGGGGTACTGGTCAGAAAACTATATGCCCGGCCACTTATATCGGAATCGGGTTGGGCTCACCTGTAACATTTCCGATAAATGGGAGCAATTGGACAGTCTCCGGGCCAGCAAGGAAAAGTTGTCTGCAATGTCCAAGGAACTGCGGGCCTACGCGGACCTGATCGAATACAAGGGGGAGGAAATCAACAAGGAGGTGGGGAACGATGGAACTGTGTAGCGAAGGTCACCCGGAAGTCTGTCATAACGAGAAGGGTTGCCCGGTCTGTCAAGTGCTTGGAGAGATAGCGGACTTGGGTGCGGTTAGGGATAATTTAATCGAGACGGTGCGGGAACTCAAGGGCGAACTCTTGAGCAAGGAAGGGGAATAGAAAATGGATGACCCATGGGGAGTAGGGGAGGGGTTGGATTGGATGGAGGATATCAAAACGTCCCCGGCGCTCGAGGCGGATAAGGTCGAAGACCCCGAGTCAGAAAGGCGGTTGCCGGTCCTGGTCGAGGATTACGACAAAAAACTTATTCAGGCGAAGGCCTTTTTTGAGGCTTTCCGGGCCGAGGCCGAGCGCTTAAAAAAGGAGGTCTTCGCCCTGAAAGTTTCGGACGATAAGACCCAGGCCGAAATCGCGGAGCTGAAGGCGATCGCGCAAAGCGTAGTGAAAAAAATAGAAGACCGGCTTGACGGACTGTTTGAAAAACCCAAGGCCTTGATGAAGGCGATCAAGAACACCGTGGGGACCATCACCAAGCCCCTGGAGGATGCCAAGGCGGAGGCAGATCGGAAGTTTTCGATCCGGGCGGCTTATGTAAAGCAGGAACGTTTGAGGCAGGAGAAAGAGGCCCAGGAAGCCATTGCCAGGGAACAGGCGAAAATGGACAAAAAGGCCGACAAGGTGGGAATCCCGCGGGTTCAATTGCCCTTACCCGCCATGGGGCCGATCAAGACGATCGTGCGTACGGACAGCGGATCCACCTTTGAGGTGGCGAGGTGGAAGGGTACGGTCACCAATGAGGATGACGTGGAGCGGATCTATTGTTCTTCGGATTCCAAGAAAATAAAAAAGGCGGTAGACGGGGGGGTTCGAAACCCTAACATGAAAGGGGTGAACATCGAAGAGATAACCACTCCACAAACAAGAACCAAATAGGAGGATTTTATGGGAAAGAAGAAAAACCCGATCACGATTTTAGGAGAAACCGGGGTAACGGTTATGACCGAGTCATTCTTACCGGAGAGTGCGGGAGAAGACAAGGCCGAGCTTTTTAAACAGCGCCCCCTGGAGGAGGAAGCGGGCGGAGGCCTGGGGGACCTGTTTGCCGAGATCGACCCCAAGGAGATCCCGCCGGCCGTGCTGAACAACCCGTATGGACCCATGGGGGAGTTTTTCGACACCCAACCCAGGGAGGGGGGGCCCGAGCCAGCGGAGATTATTGACACAGGAGCAGATCCGGCTACCGCCCTGGCGAATGCTATTCTGAGGGGGGAGGATGCCGATCCATTTACAACCCCGGAAGGAGAGACGGTCGAGGAGAAACCGGAACCGGAGTTATCTGAAACGTTTGTGGTTCAGTTTCATGAAGTCAAGACGATCCCGGAACCGGAAGGCCCTGAACCTGAAACGAAACCGGCCCAGGGTGAAACGATCGAAGGACCGCTTCCCATGGTAGAGAGATTCACGGAAATGAGCGTTTTGAAGTGCATCTTGACCGACGCCGAAATGAAGCACTGTGCCGAACAAATGGCGCGGCTTTATGGGGAGTCCGCGGAAGCCGAGGCCGAGCTGAAGAGCGTCAGCTCTCAATACAAGGCCACTATCGCCAAATTGGAACAGCACATTTCCGAGGAGGCCGCGAAGTATCGGGCCGGTCACGAATTCCGGAAAATACAGGTCGTCGTATTGTTTGACTACGAGACCGGGCGAGTCTGGCGGGAGCGTGAAGATACCGGCGAAGTCATTGAGGACAGGGTAATGACCAGCAAAGAGGCCCAGCGCAAGCTATGGCCAGAAAAATAGGAGGATGATATGGGAAACGATTTGACGAGGACAGACAGAGCGCCGGCTATGATCGAGCCGGAAAATCAACGGGCGATAGCCGAGGTCCAGGCCGCGGTCATGATGGCGAAAAAGTTCCCCCGGGACATCCCGGAAGCCCTGGAGAGAATCAAGGTAGCCTGCCGGAGTGTGCGGTTGGCGGAGGCCGCGGTTTACAGCTACCCTCGAGGCGGAACGGAGGTTGACGGACCATCGATCCGCTTGGCGGAGGTCGTGATTCAGAATTGGGGTAACGCCCATTTCGGGTTGATCGAGTTAAGCCAGAGGCCGGGGGAAAGCATAATGGAGGCCTTTTGTTGGGACCTCGAAACCAACGTTCGAGAGGTGAAGATTTTCACGGTCCCGCATGTCCGCTTTACTCGCAAGGGATCGTATGCCCTGACGGACCCGAGGGACATCTACGAAATGGTGGCCAACAACGGCGCCCGGAGGTTGCGGAGCTGCATCCAGGGTATTGTCCCGAAGGACATCATGGACGAAGCGGTCGAAATTTGCGATCGCGTCATGGTGGAAAACTCCGACACTACCGCGGCCGGGTTTAAAAAGCTGGAGGATGATTTCGGCTCGATCGGGGTCACGCGGGGACAGATCGAGGGCCGATTAAATAAAAAGTTTGAGAAAATGACCCCCCGGCAAATGGTTGGCCTGCGGAAGATCCTGAACAGCGTACAGGACAACATGAGCAAGGCCGCGGACTGGTTCGAGGGCGCGGGAATGGCCCCCACGTCATCGGAAGACACCGGGGTCAGGGAGCGTTTCGAGAAAATAGCGGGAGAAAACGGTATTGCTGGCGAAGACCTGGAGCAGTTGAAGCGGTTTGTTGCGGCTGCGTCGGTTGCGTCACAAAAAACACAATCCCCTAAAAGCGAGGACACCCTACGGAAAATAGCGCTGGAAGACTTCCCGGCATTTTTAACCATGTACCGGGGAAAGCTTCAAAAAAAGCGGGAGCGCGAAGAGATGGAAGCCAAGGCCGCGGCCCAAGCTGCCGCTGCCAAGAAAGGGTTGGCCACAGAGCGCGAGGGAATGAAGGCCAAGGCGCAAGCGAAGGCCGAGCCGAAGCCGGAACAAGACGGCCCTTTCCCGGACGATGCCGGCGATCCGGGTCCGGCGGAAACCGTTGACCCGCTGACCGGAGAGGTTTCCCGAGGGAAGTTTGACCCAGCATCCCAGCCCAACGACGAAATCGTGGTCTGCTCTAAAAATGCGGGGGACGAATTAACCAGAGGGTACTGCCGGACCAATTGTTCAAAATTCACGACTCCGGACGGAACGCCCCAGCCATTGCGCTGCCCGGACTTTACCAGCGATAGCATTTAACCGCTGCGGTTGGCCCCGATGTCGCGAATCGGGGCGGGAGAAAATGATCCGCACCGTCATGGTTAACGCCGGTAGGGTGCGAGATTGGAGCCGGAGGGGGTAACCCGGTCACCGCGGGAGAAAGGAAAAAAGAATGAGACTTGAACAAGCCATAGAAACACGTTGCCCATTTACTCTAACCATTCCAGGAACGGAGGATGAGTATAATGGGGTCGATTGCATAGCGGCCAACTGCATGTCCTGGGTAGATGAAGGCAAGCGCTACACCCAAGAGGGGCCGGTAGAATGGGGTTATTGTGCGCTGATCTTTGGGGGGGCCGATGCCACTAAATAAAGTCAAACCAGGAAGCAATATGTACGATTGGGTGACGCACACCCATAACCACCTTGCCGGGGCCTGTCCCCATGCCTGTACCTACTGCTCGACCCAGGACATGGCCCGGAGGTTCCCCGTTATGGCCGAGCGGTACAGCGGCCCGCCCAGGATAGTGGAGAAGGAGCTACGGGTAAATTATGGGCTACCATGGAGACCGGAAGATTCCTTCAACTGGCGAACGGACAAAGCCATTTTCGTGGAAAACTGTAGCGATTTATTTGCGGAAGGGGTTTTAGGCGGTTGGATTTCAGAAGTCCTTTACCACTGCAACAAATACCCCCAAAATACCTATGTTTTCCAAACAAAAAATCCGGCCCGGGTCAGGACTTATTTGATTGAATTCCCGCCCCGCTACTTGATCGGGACCACGGCGGAGAGCAATCGGATGTATTCAGGAAACGCTCCCCGACCATCCGCGAGACTCCGGGATCTGGAAAAGATAGGCTGCGATCCGAGTAAAAAATTCATAACAATCGAGCCGATTTTAAAATTCGATTTTTCCTTTTTTTACGACTTTCTACTGGCTACCGGAGTCAAGAAAATCTACGTCGGTGCCGACAGTAAGGGCCACGGCCTCCCGGAGCCAACGGGGGGGAGATTTGGGCGCTAATCTGTGCGCTGAGGGGGGCCGGGAAGACGGTTGTTTTGAAGCCAAACCTTAAGAGATTGTACGTTTTGACCTGGGGGACATAATGCCAGCTTATAATTTCAAGCCCGAGTTTGCCCCGCTGGTGGAGAGCGGGGAGAAGCGCCAGACGATACGCAAAAAAAGGAAACGTCCCACGAAGGCGGGGGACATCCTTTACCTAAAAACAGGGATGCGGACCAAAAAATGTCGAGGCCTGAAAACCGTTGTTTGCTTGAGCGTCAGGGATTTTATGATGGACGAAAATTTTTGGGTTGGCGATATTGCCATTTCCGCCAGAGATTCCTTTGCATTCTTGGACGGGTTCAGGCCCTACGTAGGCGCGGCCGATAAGATGACCGAGTTTTTTGAACGCGAATACGGTCTTCCGTTCATCGGAGAGGTGATCCGATGGTAACCATGACACCGAAAGAAGTACACGCGGCCCTTTCCAGGGGCAGAAAGGTCAAGCCCGAGACCGAATGGACCAGCTTCGTCAAGCAGCGCCTAAAACTTTCCTTTGGAAGACATTGCCGTCTGGTCAAGATCCGGGGTGGATTGGGCCAGGAAAGGGGTGTGGCCGACATCTTGGGGGTGATCCGGGGCCAAGCTATAGCCCTGGAGCTTAAAGCTCCTGGGGGACGGCACAAGGTCAGCGACGAGCAAGGGGCTTTTCTGGCTTCCTGGACCGCGGCCGGGGGGTATTCGAAGGTGATCGATTCCCTGGAGAGCCTTGAAGAATTGATCCGTAATTTCGGAGCGGTTCAGGGACGTATGTTTTGATCATCCAAGGTGACTGCCAGGAAGTTCTGCCCACGTTCGAAGCGGATTCCATTCAGATGGTTTGCACGTCTCCCCCCTATTGGGGGTTGAGGGATTACGGATGTGACGGCCAGGTGGGCCTCGAGCGGACCCCGGAGGAATACGTTTCAGCGCTGGTTAGGATCTTCCGGGATGTCTGGAGGGTGCTGAGAGGTGACGGTACCGTGTGGCTTAACCTGGGCGACAGCTATGCGTGTGATAGGTATGGCAGCGGAGGAACGGACCCGAGTAAGAGGACAATAACGGGAGGCCACAGGAATATAGACGAAGGCCAAAATTTCCGGGGCGGACTGAGAATGCACGGACTCAAGCCCAAGGACCTCGTGGGGATTCCCTGGAGGGTGGCGCTCGCGCTTCAGGCGGACGGGTGGTATCTCCGTCAGGATATCATTTGGCACAAGCCTAACCCCATGCCTGAGAGCGTTACGGACAGATGCACGAAGGCCCACGAGTATATTTTCTTGCTTTCCAAGAGCGAGAGGTATTTTTATGATTCGGATGCAGTGAAGGAACCAGCAGCATTCCGGCAAGACAGTAGGCCCCGGATAAAATATGCCTGGGGCCGGGCCATTGATGGTTCCATAAACGATATCCGGGCGGGGTTTGGACTGAAGATCTCCAGAGAGAAGACGAGATATATCGAGACCGAGGAAGAGGCCTTAACCCGGAACCGCCGGTCTGTTTGGTCGATAACCTCGAAGCCGTTCGATGGAGCCCACTTTGCCACCTTCCCGCCCGAGATCCCGGAGATCTGCATCCTGGCCGGAAGCCGGAAGGGGGATACGGTCCTGGATCCATTTCTCGGGGCCGGGACTACCGGCTTGGTGGCCGAGACCTTGGGGCGTAATTTTGTCGGAATCGAGATGAGCCCGGTTTATGTCAAAATGGCACAAAAAAGGATCGCCTTAGCAACGGCTCAAGGGAGGTTATTCCCTTGACTTTTATCAATCGAGGAGCATGATAATCGCGCCATGCAAGACCATTTATCCTATAATCTCGCCCGAAAGGGCGAATCTGAGCCCCCCAGGGACAGCAGGTCCGGAAGATCTTGCATGGCACCCCTGGGGGGTTCTTATTTTTGAGGTCTAAAAATGGCCAACCCGCAGGTTGAAAATGGACATATCGACATTGCCAACGAGCTGGCCGAGGCCTTGGCCGGGATTAGAATTTCAGGAGAAGAAAATCAATGTCTTTGGGTGATCATACGAAAAACCTACGGGTGGCATAAAAAACGGGACGCTATCCCTTTAAGCCAATTTGTTGATTTAACTGGAATAGACAAGCCTCACACCCTACGCGCATTAAATAAGCTCGCGCTTAAGAAGATAATTACCGTTGCCAATATTGGCAATGAACCTGCGAAAGTGTATGGAATTAATAAGGATTATGATAAGTGGAAGGCATTGCCAAAAAAGGCAACGTTGCCAATATTGGCAATAAGTGTTGCCAAAAAAGGCAATCCGTCGTTGCCAATAATGGCACCTCAAAAGAAAACTACTTCAAAAGAAAATAAAGAAAAGAGAAAAACCCTCCCCCCTTGCCCTGAATTTATCTCAAAAAGCACCTGGGAAGATTTTATCGAACATCGAAAAACCACAAAGCCACCTTCTCCCCTCAGCGCGAAGGCTGCCGAATTGATATTCTCGAAGCTGGAAAGATGGAAATCCGCAAAAGGATGGAATCCGGACGATGTTTTGAACCAGTCGATCGAGAACGGTTGGAAGGGTGTTTTTGAGCTGAAGACAGGGACACATCGGGACACGTCCCCGCCGGCGAGAGCAAGACCAAAGTGTTACGAGGATGTAACCGACCCCCAGGGTAAGGAATGGACCGGGCCAGTCCCGGAGTCGTTCAAGAAATGGACATGAAGATGGTTGACTCTTCCCTTGAATTCCCTGTCAGATTCGCGGACGGGGTTCACCGAATACCGTGGCCTCACCGTGTAGCTTGGGAGGAGTACGAAAATATTTGTGGATCACCCGGTCAATCAGCTTATGCCTTTCAGGTCTATCTTTCGACCTTCGAGGTTCTACCGGTAATAGCCACCAGGCCTATCCGGGATCAATGGGAAATTGAAAACAGGTTAGCAGCCGAAAAACTGGAGGCCGAAAGACTGGAGGCCGAAGAGAAGGCCAAAAAAGAGCGACAACGGAAGGCGGTTGAGGATGAATTAAGAAGAATTTCCCGAATGAGAGACACCCAGATGTACCTTGAGGGAAAAAATAGAGCCAAAGAGCTTAAAAAAGGCTTAAAAAATAGGCTTATAGGAGAAATGGAGAGGATAGAAATCGGTATTGCCGAAATGAAAGGAAAACTTTCCCCTACCTATTCAGGCTACGCCAGAGAAGATTATCCTCCATGGCCGGCCTACTGCGAATTAAGTATTGAAAAAATTAAGGAAAACGCCCGATGGTTTTTAGACCATGGCTTTAGCTGTGTGGATACACATCATCGTACGGGGCTAAGTATAGAATATTTAACCAAATTGAAAGGAGAGGGTGTTCATGATGTTTAAGAAAACTTATGGCCTGGTCTATCGAAACAGAAAGTGGACGGTACGCAATTACGGCCGGGTACTCAAAAAGGGCGGTATGACCTGGGGGAACGCTAAGATCGGGGCTTGGTGGAGGAACCGCAAAGGAGAGACGCCGATCATCGAGCTTAAGCGGGTCGTGCCGAGGCCTGGCCCCCCCGAGGAGTACGGGCCCCAACCTGGGGACCTGGCCGGCACCGCCTTCCTGCGGACATTCATCGAAACCGACCTGGGCCGGTTGATCCTGGTGGCCTTCAAGGATGCGAGCCCGTTTATCAAGGTATCCTGGAAGGAGCCGGATCAATGACCCGTCCCATAATCGGCCTTCAGGCCATTCATCGGCGGTATTTCGTGGCCGAAGATGGTGAAGAGCTGATTTCCTTTGGAACTTTCAGAAAATTATCCAAGGAAATGCAGGAGTCCGGCGCAGTACTGCGATTTGAAACCACGTATAGGGGCCTGAAAAAGGTAAGGATTGTGGCCTTAGAGCCCTTCTTTTCGATCTGGATGATGAAGAAATTCAGCGTCACCCCAAAAAAAGATGAATTTTGCTCTGTATTGGGAGACCTCCAGAGCTTGCCTACTGGTAAGTAGATTTCCGGTAAGTAGTTTTTGGCAGGGTTTTTAGGCCTGTGACTAAATCCGTGGTATGCGTGAATCCGTACCACGAGACGAGGTCTTAGGAGCCTTCGTTCAGCAATTCAACGAGGCCCAGAATGACATTGGCCTAACTCCTGAATACCTGGCCAAAGCCCTTAAGCGCCTTATCCGGGCCAAGAAGATCGACACGTTTAAGGGCGAGAAGACCAGCAAGAAAGAGGTCACCGACCCAGAGGGAAACCTCTCTATCGAGGAGATCCGCGAGGACATTGTCATTTACTCCGTGCCGATGGAGGACAATGCCACGCGCCGCCTGGCCCTGGCCATGGCCTTGAATGTCCGCGGAGTACAAACCACCAGCCCCACCACGCAAGTCAATATCGACAAACCTGGATCTGTCAACCTCATGGGCTACGTGGCCCAGGTCTTAGGGGAGACCGACGGGAGCGAGATCATTGAGCCCTGATCCTCGCGACGTCAATGAAATGGGGAAGATCTGCCGGTCGTTTTACTATTTCATTCTCAAGTGGTGTTGGATCGAAGACAAAAAGAATAAATGCGCGATCCCCTTCGCTCTATGGCCTGAGCAGGTCCGCGTACTGCCCCACATTATCCTGGCCATGCGCTTACTCATCCTCAAGGCCCGTCAGCTCGGGTTGACCTGGATGGTCGCCGCCTACGTCCTTTGGCTGGCCTGGACGCGCCCCTTGCAATTGATCATCGTTATTTCAGTCAACGAAGAATTGTCAATCGAGTTCCTTGAGCGAGTCTATTTCATCATGGACCGCCTGCCCGAACACCTTAAGCCCACTATTGCCACGCGAAACCGCCAAGTCCTGGAGATCCAACATAACGACGACCTGGTTTCAACGATCAAGAGCCTGCCGACCACCGAAATGGGGGCCCAGTCGAAGACCCCGACCCTCTTAGTCCTGGACGAAACAAGCCGCAACCGCCTGGTTGCCGAGATCTACGCCGCCAGCCTGCCAGGTATCGACGCGGCCGGCGGGAGGGTAATCGTCATATCCAACAGCATCAAGACCGCCCCCGGGTGGCCCTGGACCCGCGGTATCTACACCGACAGCATGAAAGGCGAGAACGTTTTCGAGCGCATTTTCATGGACTGGAGGGCCAGGCCTGACCGTCCGGAAGATTTCAAGGCCCTGAAGCTGATGGACGGCATGACCACCGAGGATTTCAGCCAGCACTACCCCGAGACCGAGGAAGAGGCCATATCAGCGATCGGGGGGGCCTACTTCTCTGACGCCCTGGCCCGGCACGCTGGAGCCCAACGGAAGGGGATCCGGGGTACGATCATCAACCATGATGACTTTTGGAGCTTCGAAGAGAATTCAGCCGGTCTCCTGGAGGTCTGGGAGCTTCCCTACAACGAGCGGGATGGATACGACGGTAGACCATGGCTTTACCGGTACGCTATGGGCGCGGACGTCTCTGAAGGCCTTGGAGAGACCTATTCTACCGCCTACGTGGTCGACCGCCTGACCGATGAGATCGTAGCCCGGATGAGATCCAACCGGGTGGATGCTCACCACTGGGCGGAAATGCTCTTCGACCTGTCCCAATACTACGGCAACGCCCTGATATGCCCGGAGCGGACCGGGGCCGGACAAACCACCGTGAAGCGCCTGCGCGAGCTGAATGCCAATCTGTACCTGCGAGTCAAGGCCGATAAGCTGGGCAAGGGAGAGGTGACTAAGATTTATGGCTGGGAGGAAACCCGTAACTCCAAGCAGGAGCTTGCCGGAGATCTGCGAGCCTGGATGAAGACCTGCCCCCTCATTCCCGACGCGATCCTGATAGACGAGTGTAGCACCTTCATTCTGCGGGAGGATGGAAGCTTGGGCCACGAAGATGGTAAATTCGATGACTGCGTTATGGGTGCCGGGACCGCCTTGCAGGCGAGTAAGTTCATTCCCAGATCACCGGAGAAGGTTCCGGAAGCGCCTCCCCTACGGAGGGAGCCCAGGAACCTGGACGAAACCGCGGCGCTGGAGCGCGCCGAGATTGCCAGGGAGGCCGAGGAGTCTTGGAAGCGCGACCAGGAAGCCATGGAAGGACTTTTAAGTGAGTGGCAGGAAGGTTAAGGCCTTAAGGAAGATGGTCACCGGAGATCCGGACTATACGGGCCGGATGTTTCACACGGCGGAGAACGAGAAGACACAGGTATTATGGCCACAGAGCTTTCGAAAGCAGTACCAGGAAGCCAAGAAACGGAGGGGGAAATGGTAGAGATCACGTCTTTCATGGTTTTGGGGGTCTGGGCGCTGGTGGTCCTGGGTTCCCTGGTGGTATCTCACGCAGCCGAGCGTAAAGAATGGCGGACCGAGCGCAAGGACCTGCTTAACCGGATCATGGCCAGGGATTACGAGCAGTATTCCACCGGCGAGATCAAAGTCAAGGCCCTGGGCAGTCCCATGACCGTAGTGGGAGTCGAGGAGTTAGTGGCCAAGATGCAAGAGCAGGAGAGGGACAGGGATTTTCCGGCGGGGATGCCGGTTTAACGAGACAACAACACGCGAAGGTCCGGGTACAGCGCTTGGTAGGTGCTGGCCCGGACCGCTAAACAAGGAAACGATATGGCCATTCTGGATTTGTTCAAGAAGAAGAAATTTGAAATCACCGACGGGGCTACCCTGTCCATGGTCAGCGAGATCTTTGACGACAACATGGACATTTCCAGGATGATGCTTCAACGGGTCTGGTGGCGCAATATGCTCTATTACATCGGGGAGCAATGGCTGGAATACAGTCCGGCTACCCGATCCTTTGTGCCGCGGTACCGTCCCGAGCTTGGATCACCGCCCGTATCCAACGAGATCCGAGAGCACGTTCGCGCCGTCAAGTCAGGACTTCTCAACCGGCGCTTGATTCCGGAGATCACGCCCAATACCAACGAGCAGGAAGACCGGGACGCGGCCAAGCTGGGCCAGCAGGTCGCCACCTGGATGGACTCAATCAATGACGGCGAGATCAAAGAAGAGAAGGAGAAGATGATTATTTGGTTGGCCCTGGCCGGCACCGCCTTCCTGCGGACGTTCATCGAAACCGACCTGGGCCGGTTGATCATGGGAGACGGCGGTAAGAGCAGAACCGGGGAAGTGACCACCGAGTGTATCCTGCCCTTTAATTTCTTCCCGGATCGTTTGGCCGATCGGGCGCGCAAGATGAGGTACCAGGGGATTCAAACCCTGAAACCTATCGAGTGGGTAGAAGACACGTTTGAAACCTTGGTCACGCCCAGCGACAACGCCACGGCCATGGACTACCAGCGCCGCTTGATGACCCTGGTTGGTCAGGTCAGCCCATGGAAGGGCTACGGTCTTGAAACGCAGTCCTTTGACGTCTTCGCAGATAAGGCTTGCATCTTTCGGGAGGTGGAGTTCAGGCCCAATAAGACCTACACCCAAGGCCGCTATATCGCCACCGCGGGAGACAAAATCTTGCTTGACGTCCCCAGGATGCCGATCGCGGTACAAGAGGACGGCCAATTCTATTGGACGACAACGGATTTCCACGGAAATTTCGTCCCCGGCCGTTTTTGGTCTGACCCCAGCGTCAACGATCTTATCAGCCCCCAGAAGTCCATCAATGAGATCGACAAGGCGCTTCGGGACAACCGCAAGACCCTGGGCCGAAACCGGGTTATAACTCCCGGAGAGCTGATTCTCAAGCGCAAGACCGAGCTGGGAGAAAGCTTCCTCATTATCCAGTACGACGGTAAATCCAGTGGGGGCCTACAGCCCACTATCCAGCAGGGGACACCTCTTCCCCAACAGTATCTTGAAGAACGCAACGCCCAGAAAGAGACCATCCAGGACGCGAGCGGAGACCCCAAAAACGTCCTGAAGGGGCACGCGCCCAGCTCCCAGGCTTCGGGTGTCATGGTTGACATGCTCACCGAGACCGCCCGAGCCGGGCAGGCGCCTGACGTGGAGCGGTATGAAAGCAAGATGAGCCTCGTCTACAAAAAGCGACTGCTATGCGCACAGGAAGCCTACTCCGAGGAGCGCACCATCAAGATCGCCGGAGCCGGATCACAGGCCGAAGCGAAGCAGTTCAAGGGGGCCGACCTGCGCAAGAATACCGACATCAAGCTGGAGAACGACAGCGGTCTGGCCACCACCCAGGCCGGGAAGCGTCAGGTTTTGATGGACCTGTCCAAGGCGGGGATGTTCGGAAAGATTGAAGAGGCTCCTATCAGCCTGCGTCAGGAGCTTTTGAAGCGTTTCGGACTTTCCGGCTTCACCGATCAATCCAACGTTCATTTCGAGCGGGCCGAGCGGGAGAACTCCCGAATTGTGGCCGGAATCATCCAGGGAATCATGACTGTCACCACACCCGTGGGTCTTGATTCCCAATTGGTCGAAGACGATCCACTTTTCAAATACGACGATGATGATATCCATTACGAAGTCCACCGGCACCTTATTTTGAGCCAAGAGTTTCAGGATCTTAAACCGCAAACACAGGCCGCGCTTATAGTTCACACGGACGTTCACCATTTGAGGCTGGAGGCCAAAAAGGCCCAGGAAGCAATGGCCCAGCAGGGACCGCCGCCGGGATCTGGTGGACCTCCTGGGCAGGGACCGCCCGAGCCTCCAGGTATGGAAGCGGGAGCGCCGCCCATGCCAGCGAGCGCACCGCCGTCACCCATGATGATGTGAAAGGAGCAGGAGTCATGCCATACGAAGTCAAGAAGGCAAGCAAGGGCTTCAAAGTGTTCAGCCCGAACGGACCGAAGTCAAAGAAACCCATGACCCTACGCCAGGCGAGAGCCCAGCAGAAGGCCATTTATGCAAATACGAAAGGCAAGTAAACCCATTGAACCCCTTGAATAACCCTAACCCGCTTATTCACCGGGACACCTGAAAGGAGATCATACCATGGACGCCAACGACATTAACGAAGGAACCGCATTAGAGGGATCGGACCCCTCCACGGGGCAACCGTCGGGCTCCCCACCCGACACCGGGGCAATTACCGCGGTCCCCAACGCGGACGATGTAGACGAGACCGGAAAGCCGCTTCCGTTTAACGAGCATCCGAAATGGAAATCAGCCCGAGCCGCCGAAAAGGAATTGACCAAGATCCTGGGCGAGAACGAGCTTGAATCCATCGAGGACTTGGTTGAACTGGTGAAAAGCGGTAAATCCGTAGTGGGTCGAGGCCTGGACGAAAGCCAACTCGAAGACCTGATAGCCAAAGCCACGAAGATGGAGCAGGTCGAAGAGTATTGGCAGGCCACCCGAGAGGCCCAGCAGCGCGAGAACGAGACCGGAGAAGAGCGGGAAGACCGCTTAATGAGGGAGAACGCCGACCTCAAGCAAAAGCTTTCCGGCAAGAACGCGCTCGAAGAAAACAAGCGAGCCCTGGACACCTTCCAGAAGAAAACCAGGGAATTCGTAGAGACCGTAGGCAAGGACCTGGACCTGGAGGCCAAGAGAGACTTTGAGTTTTTAATGGGCGTAGACCATCCCTTCGGGGAGATCGACATCACCAACGCCGCCCAAGTCGGAAAAATGGGCAAGCAGGTCCAGAAAGCAATCGACCGCATCGAGCAGCGAGCCATTAAGGGCTACATTGCCGGGAAGAAGGCCCTGGTGACCATCGGGTCCGCTTCCACCCCTGCCGTACAGCCGCAGCAGGGGATACGCAATTTCAAGCAGGCCCGGAGTGCCACGCTGGAGAAGGTGCGGAGTCTAATCAACCAATAATCGAGACCGCCCGTCTCGATTAAGAGAGGGAGAAAACATGACCAGTTACGCCGATCTGACGAATCTTATCGAGACGTTGAAGTACAATTATGGGGAGGGGTTGAAAAACCAGTTCCCTGACGAAAAACTCACCTATAACCAATTCCCGAAGAGTGAGCGCAAGCCCGTAGGCCTGGGCTATGTGTTCGGTCTCCGGTATGCCCGCGCCCAGTCGATCGGGGCCAGGGCCGAAAGCGCGAAACTTCCCGATCCGTTCACCGGGAAGAAAGACCAGGGGACCATCAACCCCCGGTACATCTACGGTTCCATCCGGATCACCGGTCCGGCTATGGCCGCAGGCGTTAAGGGTCCGGGTGCTTTCGTTAACTCCCTGGCCGACGAAATGGAAGACATTTACCAAGGGCTTTTGGTGGACATGAACCGTCAAGCCCATTGGGACGGGTTCGGGAAGGTAGGCACCGTCAGCGCCACCTTCACGCCGGCGACAGGGACCACGTATTCAGTGGTTTTCGACAACGATCTGGGGATTACCTACATGCAAGAGGGGATGCTCATTGACTTCTTCGATGCCACCGGAGCCACCCCGATCATCACTTGCGTAGCCCAGCGGATTCTGTCCATCACCCCCAGCACCAAGACCGTGGTGTTTGAGGCCAACGGACAAACGTATAAAGCGAACCATCCGAACGCCACCATTGCCGCTTACACCAACGACGCCACCCCAGTGGCCGCGGGAGTTATCGCCGTCAAGTCCGGAGCCAGAGACGCCGCTTGGACCACGAGCGATACCCCCCTGGAGATCACCGGGCTCGAAGGCCTCTATGATGACGGCACCTTGCTGGCCGTCTTCGAAAATATCACCGTAGCCACCAACCCCAAGTGGGCCGCTAACGTCATGGGCTACAGCGGGGTAGGCCGAGAGGTGAGCATTGACCTTATGATGAACGCCGTGGACCTGACCAGGACCCGAAGCGGTCATTCGGTCAAGAAGATTCGTATGGGCCTGGGCCAGCGCCGGAAATACGCCAATCTCTTGATGCCGGACGTTCGGTTTGCGCCGACCGTTCTCAAGGGAGGGTACGAAACCCTGACGTTCAGCGGGGGGGACGGTTCCCTGGAAATCGTTATCGATCCTTTGACCCAACCCGGGAAGATCTATTTCGAGCCCGAAGGAGTGATCCAAAAGTATGAACTGGTTGAACTCGGATGGGGCGAAGTGGACGGCCTGAAGATGCGTCAACGCGCAGGATACGACGAATACGACATGTTCCTTCGGCTCTATACCAACCTGGGTTGCGAGCAACGCAACGGCTTGACCGTGATCAAGGACCTGGTGGAGCCCAGTCTTTACTAAGCCTTAACCCTTTAACCAGTATCCCGGCCCTTCGGGGCCGGGGGCAAACTATTCAAGGAGAAGAAAATGATTACCGATAAAAACATTGCCGAAGGAGCCGACATCGATCCCAGCAAGATCCGGGGTTCCATGTTGGGAAAGCAGGTCAACGTAGGCCTGAGCACGGGAGCGACCTATGGCTATCTGAAAGGCAAAGGACTTCCTCCCGGTTCAAGACTTTTCGGGACGATCGCGACTGCCTATGCCGGACTGGTAACCGGCCGTAACGATGCCATCAACCTGGGTCCGGACCAGCACACCCTGAGCGCAAAGCTTACCTGGGCGCTGAACGTTTCCCACCTGAGTGGTATGGTAGACGAAGCCCTGATGAATCACCGGTCCCGGATCGGCCACGATGCCAATTTCGCGACCTTGCTGGACGTGACCGGGTATGGAAACAGCTTCCGCAATCTCTATTTCATGTATGGGCGCGGGAGTGCCACCAATACCAATCTCCTGAAAGTGACCGGGGACCGAAACAGCTTTATCAATTGCCATTTCGGGGGCCCCATGCACGCCACCGAAGGCGATCAAGCCGGTTTCAGTATCGCCACCATCCTGGGTACCGAGAACTATTTCAAGAACTGCGTTTTCGGAATAACCACCATCCCCTGGACCAACGGCAACATGATTGTTTTCGGAGGGGGCGGGTACGATCCGCGAACCGTCTTCGATAACTGCATTTTCCTCATGAATGCCGACAACGCGCAAGTGCAGTTCATCAAGACCGTTTCAGGAGTGGGCGAGAGCTTCGCCATGTTCCGGGAATGCGAATTCATTAACGTCGGGACCGCCCTGACCCTGGGAATAGACGGGGCCGGTACTGGAGCCCAAAAGATTATCTTCTCCAAGGGAACGTTCATGGCCGGAGTAACGGACGTGGTCGCCGCCGCTTATGAGGCCAATGTTTTCATTGGCGGATCCGCTTATACGGCATCGGCTTTGTTCAACGGCCTGGCCGTCAACCCTGACCTTTCTTAACCAGATAACCCATGGGGAGGGGAGGCAGTCCGTCCCCTTCCCTCTTAAGGAGCCCACGCCATGTTAGGACAGAGCCCGATTACCGTAATCAGGTTATTCAGCGCCGCGGCTATCGCCAAAAACGGGAATACCACCAGCGCCTTGGTTGATCTACGGCAAATCTCCCAACTAAATAGATTTTCCGTTTTCTACACGGTAGCCGGCACCGGTACGGTCAAAATGGAATACCTGGTTGGTCCTGAAAAGACCGGGACCTATTTTACCGGAGCAACCCCTATCGTGTCCGCGGCCGCTTCCGGAGGGGCCTCGGACCTGAAGGCCTTTGTTCCGGAGCTTGCTCCCTGGCTGAAAATCAAACTGACCGAAAATAACGTCAACCCCATTACCGCCCTGGATTTGTGGCTAATGATCCAGTAAGGAGATACCCATGGAAGCAGGACAGCTCTATTGCCCGATGCACACAACCCTGAAATTCCCTCCCTACAAGACCGAATGCACGGTTTGCAATCGCAAGCTTTTGGCTTTTCGCCCGGAGCCTAAGCCCACGCCCGCGCCCATCCAACCGCAGGCTAAAGGGCCGGACGTATGGGCCAAGCCTGAAGCCCCTGAAGCACCTAAGCCGAAGGTCGAGCCGGTCAAACCAGTGTGGCCGAATAAGCCCCCCGAGGATCTTCCGACTCCCTTCAAGGATCTCAGGACCAAGCCGGAAACCCCGAAGCCTGAAGTCCCGGATCCCAAAGTGGAGAAACCGAAGCCCTTTGTTCCGAAGCCCCTTGTTCCGCCGGCGGACCCGAAGCCGGAAGTCCCCTTTTCCTGGCCGAAGAAGACGGAGCCCCTAAAATAATGGACGGGCCTACTCCTGACCGCGCATTCATGGCCGATCTTAAGCGCCTGGATAAGGCCCTGGGGATCAAGTTCAATGGCGAGCATTTCGTCATTACCTACAAGGTTCCCAATGGAAGCGTCAATATCTGGCGGGTCGTCGCCGGAGACGGAGGCTTTCGCCAGCCCGACCACCGGGATATCGAAATCCTTCAGCAGAGCAATATCGAGCGCGAGAGCCCGGAGGAAAAGCAGAAACGGGTAGAGCAATACATGGAAGCTATCCGGGCCGCGGACCGCAAGAGGTCCCGAGAGAACATTCGGGACTGGACCAAAGACGGCAAGATCCAACTTCAGAGGGCCTTTGAAAACGTTCAAACCGGGGGAAGCTGGAGCAGCCCGAAGCAGGCACCGAACCCGGCCTTTCGAAGGATTCCGATCATAGGGGGTTCGCAATGAACTGCAAGGACGATTGCCACACTTACGAACTGGACAACTTTGACCCCCAGCCGGGAGACGCCCCGCAGCAGATTATTCATTTCTACCGCATGGCCTTGAGCGGCGAGAAAACCGCCGGGGTAACCAACGAGGAAGTTATCAAGGCATTGATCCACCGCCTGGGTTTCCTCAACGAAAAGTGGATGGACGGCCTCTTCCGCTGCCGGGAAAACTCTATGGCCATTACCAAGCTGGAAGAGGCCCTTATGTGGTTGAACCGAAGGACAGAGAATCGGATCAACCGAGGGATAGAAGGTACCCACAAGGCGTAAACGTTAACCCGCAACTGGTTAATATGCTCACCGGAAACCCCGTTCAGCCTATTACCGCGCAAAGGAGAAGATATGAGTAAATTACTTTGGAACCCGACCAACGAGGAATTGAGTCACCAGTATTCAGGCGTCACCTATTTTTTCGCGCCCGGAGAGAAGAAGAAAGTTCCGGACAACTGCGGAGCGCACTTGCTTCATAACCTGGACGCCCGGGGCCTGACCGTCCTGGAGCTGGACGAAAACGGGAAAGTGGACGAAGAAAAGATCAAGGTCGACGCCCTGGCCCGGAATAAGGCCTTCAAGATGCGCACGGTCTCGGATTTCAACCAACGCAACGAGGGCCGGAAACAACAAGGAATGTCTTATCTGAGCCCTACGGAAAAAATCAAGGAGTACGCTATTGAGCTGGGCCTTGGCCTGCTCGAACTTTTCACCGTCAAGGACGTGGAGCGCGAAGCCGCCGCCAAGGACCGGGATGAAACCAAAAGGCTCAGAGAAGAAAACGAGTTATTGAAAACGAACCTGAACGATCTGATTTCAGAGTTTAGATCCCAAGGGGAGCGGATTTCGGAGCTTACCGCCCTGGTGGCCCCTCCTGAATTCGGAGACGCGAGGCCCAGGACGGTGCCGGTTAAACAGAAGGGGGCATAATGGGAAGCTATCTCAATGCGTACGCGCTTATCGAAGAGGTTCGGAAGGCAATCAACGAGTATTCAACGGCCTATGTGCAGGGCACCGACACGACCGGGGCCTTTGACAACGCCGACATCCTTAAAAAGATTAACGATGCCCAAGAACTCCTTTTCAACTCACTCCTGAACCGGGATCCCAGCCTGTTTTTCAAGTCCGCAGCCCTGACCGGGGTTTCATCGGTCTACACCGTTCCGGCCGATTTCTACCGCTTGCGCAAGGTCCAAGACGCCGCCGGGCGGAAGCTGACCCGGGTCACGATCGACCAGCGTCACGGGATCAACCTCGAAGGAAGCAGTTTCCTTTACTACCCCTACGGGAAAACTTTCGTCCTGGACAAAAATGGATCGACCGACGTCCTGACCTTCGACTATGTGAGCCGGGTCCGAAAACTGGACGCCGGAATGTCTTCAGGCGGGGGGGCCCTGAGCCTTACCCTGGCCACCAGCGCCCGGAAAGAAGCTTCTTATTATAACGGCATGATGATCGAGGACGTGACGGACGACTGGTTCGACACGATCACCGCCTATACCGCCGCTCGGGTGGCTACGATCACCAACACCGGGGCCGCCTCGAAGTATTATGGCCTGATTTCCGAGCTGCCGGAAGACTTCCATTCCCTGATCGGACCCAAGGCGATAATCCTGATGAAGGAATCCCATAAGGCGCTGAAAGGTCCCACGCCTCGCGAGATCAAGAACTTTGAGGACGCGAAGAACGAGAAATTTCTGTCCTTTTTCGGGACCGCGGATACTGACGTCGACCTGGTGGAGCTTTTCATGTAATGGCTACTAAAAACCCCATCAAAACCGTTCCATTCACCGGAGGTTGTAATACGGCCGTTGAACCCGCCTTGCTCAAGCCGGGGGAATATTCCATGTTGCAGAACGTCCGAAGCCAGCATCCAGGATTTGAGACCCGCAAGGGTCAAGCGGCCCTGCATACTTCGGCGGACGGCACCAACCAGGTCGTGAGCCTTTATCCTTTCTGCAAGGGCCGGAGATCCGAGGACCATCTATTTGCCCAAATGGGGGACTCGGACGTCCTGGAGGCTACGAATCTTCCGCCGGCGATCACTACCGGGGCATTCGGGGCCGAGGTCTTCAGCGGGTCCGCGAGCCAACTCCCGGCATCGTGGAGCAACCTGCTCGACAACCTGCTTTTCAGCAACGGGGTGGATCAACATCAAATCTGGAGCGGATCCCTGTCCTACGTTCGCAAATTCGTTCTCTATCGCAAAGCAACTCCCTGGAATCCCATTCCGACGATCGGACAGGATTACACGGATGAAGTGACGGACGGGGTTTCTACGACCTTCGCGCCCATGAACGGGCTGGGAACCCTGGCCGCTGACACCCTGCTTATCTGCATCCCGACAATTCCCAGCGGGTTGAAATTCACGGTTGGGGTGGCGAACACTACCACGGCCACCATGGCCATTTCTTACTGGAAGGGGTCCGTCCAAGCCCTGACCATAACCGATAACACCGCGGTAGCCGGAAAGACCCTGGCCCAAACCGGGACCGTGACCTGGACTCCGGTCACCGACGCCAAGACCTACCAAGTTTATGGAGCCTGCGGGTACTGGCTGGCCATTACCTTCAACGCCGCCCTGAGCGCCACCACGGCCATAACGTCAGCGGAATACCTGTCATCCTGGCAACCGATCTCCAATATCTGGGACGGGGTCCTGATGGATGCTATTGAAGCCCTGGTCTACACCGCCGCCACCACAAACTATAAAACCTACGGCGGGGCCGCGATCAACGTGGGGGCACTGGGGTCATCGGACGTGATCTATTTCGCCACCACAGATCCGATCTTCGGGATCTTCATCGACGTGGGGCAGACTCCTAACACCACCGCGGGAACGACCATAAACAGTTTCAAGTTTTGGGACGGGACCGCCTGGACCACCGTGGGGACCCTCCAGGACGGCACCAACGGACTCAAGAATTCCGGGTGGATCATCTGGCCGACGCTGTCCGCCACACCGCAGCCGTTGAACCTGATGAATTCCGAGGTTTATATGTACTGGTGGCAGGTGCAAGTTTCTAACACCCTGAGCGCGAACATGACGATATGGGTCCAATATCAACCCACGTATGATATCGACGAGCTGGGGAAGGGGGTCACCAACTGCGCTTGGAAGGGCCGAGCCGTCTACTCGTTCGACCGCTGGCCGGACTATCTCTACATTTCCGCGCAAGGGAACCCCCAAGCGCTGAACGGAGACGGGTACGGGATTGTCCGGGCCGGGGACGGTAGAGACCACAAGGTGGTCGCCCTGCGCCGTTTTCATAATGAGCTTTTAGCCTACCAGGAGGAGAAAGGAGAGATAGGCGGTTGTCTAACTCTCATAGAAGGGGCCAGCCCGACGACCTACGGGACTTTGATTCTTTCCTCCCACCTTGGGACCATGAATTCGAAGTGTGTTGCTGTTGTGGATGGTGTACTTACCTCGACCGCAACGGAAGAGACCATCAAGACTTTGGCTTTTGCTTTGTCAAGATATGGGATTTACGCCACCGACGGGAGAACGTGCAGCTTTGTATCGGAAGAAATCCGGAATTATTTCGACCCGACAAAGCCCGAGTGTATTCGCCGGGGATATGAAAATCAGATGTGGCTGAACTACGACGCGGGATGCAACGTGATCCGGATCGGCCTGGTGAGCGGGGCCAGCGCCACGGTACCGAACGTCTTCCCGGTCTTCGACCTCATCGATAAGACTTGGAGCTTTGACGTCCTGGGGCAGGCCTTGAGCTGTCAAATCGACGTAGGCGCGGCCAGCGGGAACGTACCGGCCATTCAGATCGGCGGGGGTGCCGCCGACGGACTGGTCTACCAGGTCAACACCGGAGTGATCGACGTAGCCACGGCCATTTCGACTCTGGTCCGGATGGAGATCGACGGTCAAGGGGTGATCATCGACCTGCGGGAATTCATCTTGAGAGTCAAGTCCCAAGCTGCCGGGTCCCTCACCATGACCCCGTTTTTGAACAACATAGCCCAGACGGCCAAGACCCTGGCCATGACCGCGGAGCTGTCTAACCAGACCATCCGGCGCCACCGGTTCAATCTCAACGTCAAGGGGCAGCACATTACCCTGGAATTCACTCTTTCGACGGCCAGCCAAATCCTGTACCTCCTGGACTTTTGGCCGCTGCTCATTCCCTATCAGGATCAATAATGCTATCCGAAAAAGACATAGCCTTCAGAAAGGTGCCGGACTGGAAACAACAGTTCCACGAAGTCCGGACGATCGGTCCCGAGCCCGAGCTGAACAAAGAAGGCTTTTGGAAGAAACCGGCAACCCCAAAGGTTAAGTTTCAGGGAGAGAAGGAAGAGAAACGTGACCGAGCCGATTCTTAGGGAATTCGGACGCAAGCCCTACATCGACCCCGGCAAGGGCCTGGATGGATGCTATGTCAATTCCATGCGCCGGATTCCGCAGAAGTTTGAGGCCGATAACCCCCGAGTGGCCGGGATCATCGATAACCCGCGCCGGGGGTCGATTGCCATGAACGACGATCGGAAATTGATCACGACGCCGGCGGGATTGATCACGGAATATATTTCCGATCTGGTTATCTGGGGCATGACCTTCGACAACAGCGGGGGGCTCTACATAGCCAAGACCGGCGGGGACATTCTCTATCGACCGGCCGGAAGTGCTACCTTCGGAGCCCTGGGCCAGACCTCGCGGGACTGGGAGGAAATGGCCTGCTCGCCCATCAACGGGGATGTCTGGGCTATTGCCTTTATGGCCGGGATCTATCTCCGCGCTGGAGGAACGGGGGATTTCACCCTGTTTGCGGCCGGATTTTCCTGCGTAGACGCCGCCGCTAATGGGGACATTTACGCGATATACAATCGACAGCTTTATCTCCGCTCCGGGGGAACCGGAACTTTTAATTTGGTGGCGGGGATTACTTCAAGGAACTATTTAGGCCTGGCCTGCGCTCCGAACGGTGACGTTTATGCTTCGGTTTATGGAGCTACCGGAACGGGGAAAATATACGTTCGGTCCGGAGGGGCCGGGGATCTTGTGGCAGTCCCCGGAGATTACCCCTATGTTTTAGCCTTGGCCGCATCACCGAACGGGGATATTTTCGAAACCCAGTACCAGGACCCCTATTTTTCTATCGGTATTCGTGCTGGTGGAGCAGGGGAATTCGTGCCGCACTTCAACACGTTACGCTACACCCAGGATATGAGCGTTTCGCCTGCGGGGATTTTATATCTCGCATCGAGTTTTTATTCGGATTACCGGATCTATCAGCTTAACACCGATACGGGCCTTCAGGCCCCGGTTGATACGATCGTGCAGACCCACGCCACGCCGGCCACCGTCACCCAACCCCTGCGGAAGAATCTCAAGCCCTATCTGAACCGGAGCTTTTCGGAAATGCAGCAATTCGCGAACCCTCTCGATAAGGGCCGGGAGCGAGTCCCGGAAACCAACGGCCTGCCGATCCTGGCCGACCATATTCCGCCGGTTTCCTGGTATGTCCGCAATGGGGCCCCGATCGTGATCGACATACCCACCACGGCCCGTGATCCGATTGCCGGAATAGAAGTCCTGGGCGGGGACGGGTTCGCATCGGTCGCGCCGAACAGAATTTCAGCGATTTACAAGCCGGGAGCGAGCAACGCCGCGGCCCTGGTGATCCATACACTAAGCGGGCAGCAATGCACCGTTAACCTCATGGCGAAGTAGCAAGGAAGGGGAAAAATTATGATGCAGCCATCCAACCCGACTTACCGGTCTCCCATGGGGGGCAGCTCGAATCAATATTCCGATAACCCGGAAGATTGGGGGGTTCAATTTGCAGATGCGAGTAGCGCCTTGAAGTTTTATCAGGCCAAAAAAGCAGCCAACGAAGCCACTGCCGCCAGCAATGCCAACCTGAGAACGGCTACCCAGGGCATAAGGTCCGTTGCCCAGGAACGCCCCAATTTTACCGGAGTGCAGCCGGCCGTCGCGCCTTCGGGAATGGGAGGGGGTTCCACGTGGAACGAGGGAGCCGCCGGGGGCGGGGCAGGATATGCCACCGGGTTAGTCCCGCCGGGTACCGGAAGTCCCCACCTGGACATCCCGGTTTACGATCAACAGAGGGTCGAAGCCCTGGCCCAACAGGTCGCCGCTCCCGGAATCAGGAAGCTCAGGAACCAGGTTCAGGCTACCCAAGGCGGGGTTTATGATAACCCGAACGTAAAAGCCATGACCCTGCGCCAGGCCCTTGAGGGCTACGGGTCCGGGTTGGAATCCGTCATGGGCGGAGCCCTGGGTTCGGGCGCAGCCATGTACGGTCAGGAGTACGACCCCCAGGTGGCCGCAGCCCACGCCAATTACGAGGGCCAGTTACAGACCGAGCGCTTGGCCAGCCAGGAGCGCCAAGCGGCCCTTAACCGGAGTTTTGAGTCCTGGTCAAAAACCGGAACGATGCCGGGCAATCAAAACAGCCGAGGACTTCCTATTCCCGCAGCGGCCTAAAGGAGAAAAAGTCATGGGATACGCGTCTAAATACGCATCGATGTATGATGAGCAGCCCTATCCGTTCGATCCCCGGCAACCCTTTGACCCGGAGAATATTCCCCCGCCGCCTCCAGGCTACGGCGAGAAGGGGGGGAATTACCTCTTGCCCGACGAGGTAAACCCCGCGCCGGCCTATCTCCCCCAGAATCCGGACGGGAGCACTTCCTTTCCCCAACAGTTTGGGCCTCCACCGCCGACCTTCTACGCCACTAACGTACCCGATACGGCCAAGAAGTGGGGAGGGCAGGGGCAGGACTATACTTTTCTGGCCGAGAGCCCCGCCGCCGCGAAGACCGCCGAAGGTCTACCGGGAGACCCGACCGTGATGAAGGGCTACGACCCGGCCCTGGATCAAAAGACGATCGGTCCCGAGCCCAAGCCGGGAGAGCTGGACGAAATGGGCCAGTTCAAGACCTTTTGGGGGCACTACGTCAACGATAAATACAAGGGACGCGACCCCCTGACCGTCAATCCTTCCGAGGAAGGAATGAAGGCCGAGGAAGCAGCCCGGAGCAAATACGCCCTGGAGCTGATGAATCGAGATCCGGGAAGCGTAGACTACAAGAAGTATGAAAAGCTGATCACCGAGGCCAAGACTGACGCCATGAAGAAAGCGGAATGGGAACGCAAAATGGGCGAAGAGGACCAAAAAATGGCCCATGGATTTTTCCAGACCAAGCTGACCGACCAGCGAAGAATCTCCGCAGAGGAGCGGAAGCAGAAGGGAATTGACTCCCTGACCAACGTCGATAAAGCCCAAAAATTCACCATGAACATGATGAGCGGGGCCAAGGCCCCGGAAAACTTTGAAATGCCGCCGGAAGATAGAGTCAAGGCCCTTTCAGACAAAACCTTTCCCCTGGACGGATACCGGTTAAAGCCCATAGCGCTTCAAAGCATCAACCGAGAGCGGGAGCGGGCCGGGTTACCGTTGATTGTGGAAAAGCCGGTAGACGTTCCCATGGTTGAAACCAGGAATTTTACCCCATGGGGTCCAAAAATCCCTTTTACTACGCCCACGGCCTCTACCCCGGTCACAAAATATAGCTATGAGGAAGGCCCGGCGCCCGCACCGGGACGGAATGGAATAAGACAGCCGAGGCTAAGCACGGGAGAAGCCACACAACCGGAAGGGCCGGCCCCCGGGAGCCTTCCCGATCCCCGATCAAACAAGGGACGGTCCGGGACGGAATCAACCACGGGAAAGCGATACCGCAGCGACGGGAACCAGTGGTTGGAGGTCAAATAAAATGGCCTTTGTCTTCGACGACGAGCCCCGGGGCGGACAGGTAAGCGGAGGTTCTAAGCTGTCCCCTACGCCCTCGACCTTCGTTTTTGACGATCCCCAGACCGACGAGGAAAAATTTGCGAAGTTCAACAAGGACCTGGAGGACCAGGCCCTTGTCGGTCAAAGAGCCTTTCAAGGGTCCATGGACCTTGGCCAAAAATCCAGGGACTACGAAGACTTGAACAAGAGTCTTGAGGAC